ACGATATTAAATATCGAGTTATGTTGGCCAAGACAACCCAACCTCTTTTTGATAAGAAAATTTATGATTGTCACGCACATGATATGGCTTATCCTACCATATCGATTAAAGGTGATATTATCAAGACTTCGGGTTTTAATACCTCAGGAAATTTCTGTACAACCTGGGATAATAATCTCAACAATGTTTTTAATATCATCTATGGCTATTATGAATTAAAAGAACCTGATTGGCCAGAGAACTTCAATGACGCGCTTCTCATTTACGTGTATGGTGACGATAGTATTGTTGCAAGTTCTGTTTCAGGTTTCAATCAAAATTCTTTTTCCAGAATCATGGCAAAGGTTGGCATTAAGTACACTGATGCAAATAAATCGGTTACTTTCCCTGACTTTGTTTCTATCGATGAAGCCACTTTCCTTGGTAGGAGTTTTGTTGATGTTGATGGTGTTTTTACTGGTTTACTTAAGGAAGACTCCATTATTAGGTCTCTTTCTTGGAGATCACCAGCTACATCTTTGACTGACAATGAGCACATCGTCGAATGCATGCGTAGCCAGCGTTTAGAATTGGCTCGTTATCAATGTGCTTATCCGAACCACAGATTATTGTCCTTGTGGCCGGAATTAGTCAAACATGTTGTAGATATTGGCGCATGTTCGCCTGATGTTGCGGACCAATTAGCACTCATGTCCACAGAGGATGCTTTAAATTATTCTAAGTATGGTATTTTGCCAACAGGAAATATTTATAGCATTGATCATCTTAATGATGAAGCTAAATTGGGCGTGATGCTTAACGGATATACGGCAGCTAACATTCCGGTTCTGTGTTCCGGATCACCTGACATCAAAAGTGATATACCACTTGATGTTACAGATCATCGTGAAGCTACAACGACCTTTAAGGATGAAAAAGGTCATCTCGAGACAGAGCAGATCGAGGAGGAAGAAGAAGTTTTAGCGATGAATCTACACCCGTACCCTCAGCCACCGCAGACAGGTCTGGGAGATTTTCTTTCACGGCCTTTGCGAGTCTTAGAATTAACGCTGAATGTAGGAGCAAGTCTAGCTTCTCGTGTGGATCTTTGGCCTCTATTCTTAAACGATGCTGCGGTGGCTGCCAAGGTGCGGAACTTTGCTTTAATTAGAGCAAGCATG